AATAATTTATTATTATCTTTTGCTTTTTTATTTACTTGGAAGGCATCCCCTTCTTTACCAAATAATTTAGAAAAATTATTTAAACAAGAATGGTTCCAATTTTTAGTATTATTTGTATTTGTTTATTCTCAAAGTAAAACAATTTCAACTTCAATAATTGTTCCATTAATCATATTCTTATTTGTTTATTTATTTAGATATTTAGACAATAATTATGAAAATTTCGCTACCAATAATACTAATAAAAAAAATAACAAAAAAAATAACAAAAAAAATAATAAAGTAAAAAATAACAAAAAAGAAGAAAAAGAAGAAGAAAAACCTAAAGATGAGGAAATGTTTGAAGACCCAAGTGAAGATATAACAGACGATGTTCCTGAAGACATTGATGACGAAGAAGATGAATATAGTGATGATGAATAATTTATTTTTTATTATAAATTTAATTAAAGAATAAATTTATAATAATTATGTTATATACAAATGGATATTACTCAAAATATTAATACATATTGTCATATTAATAAATTTGGTTTCTATTGTGTTCCTAAAAATAAAACCAATGAATTATTAATTGAAAAATTATTTAAAGAATTAAATATATTACCTGCTAAAAAATTTGGTTTACCAAAATCTAAACAATTTCTTAATGATTTAAATGAAGAACCGATTTGTTGTCTATTTGAAACTAAATCTTATTGGAATATTCCTAGATTTTATGGTATTGATACATTTGGATTACCAAATGATAATAAAATAGATGTAGGTTTGTCTCTAAATGATAATATTAAATTTAATGGACAATTATATGAAGAACAAAAGATACCAATTGAATTTGTTCTTAATCAATATCATAAAAATAATTATGAAACAGGTGGATTACTTGGATTACCCTGTGGTGAAGGCAAAACTGTATCCGCAATTTATATCATTTCTTGTTTAATGAAAAAAACAATTATTATCGTTCATAAAGAATTTTTAATGAATCAATGGATTAATGAAATTAAAACTTTTTTACCCAATGCAAATATAGGAATTATTCAAGGTAATAGATGTGAAATTGAAAATAATGATATTGTAATCGCAATGTTACAAACTTTAAGTAAAAGAGATTATGATTATGATATAGTTAAAGAATTTGGATTAGCAATTTATGATGAATGTCATCATTTAGGGGCAAGAATGTTCAGTAAAGTTTTACAAAAATTACCTTGTAAATATTTATTAGGATTATCTGCTGAACCTTTAAGAAAAGATGGTATGAATTTAGTTTTTGAATATTATCTCGGTAAAACTATTTTTCAAAGAGAAAGAAATAATGAAACAAATGTTTTTGTTCATCGTTTTCTTTGTAAAAGTGATAGTGAAAATTTTCAAGAACAATTTGATAAAAGAGGTGAAAAACAATTATATAAAATGGAAGAAAATGTTGTCACTTTTTATCCAAGAAATAAATTAATTATACATATTTTAATTAATTTATTTAAACAATTTGAAAATCGTCAAATTCTAATTTTAAGTGCTCGTAATGAAGCTCATTTACCAAGATTATATAATTTAATTGATAAATATAATATTTGTCACCCTAATGGAACTAAATGTAGTGTTGGTTATTACATTGGCAGAAATGGCATTAATAAAAAAAAATATATTGATATTTTAGACCAAAGTGCTAAATGTGATATTATTTTAGGAACTTATGATATGGCAATGGAAGGTCTTAATATCAAAACATTAAATACAATTATGTTAGCAAGTCCTTTAGTTGGATTACAAAAACAAAACATTCACGGAATTCAAAAAATATTTTGTAATGATATTAAACAAACTATTGGTAGAATTCTTCGTGATAAACACTCTAAACAACATAGAATTGTCTTTGATATTGTTGATATGTTTAGTAATTATATTGAATGGGCAAGACAAAGAACAAGTTATTATAAAAAAGAAAATTACATTGTTTTTAATCAAGATATAAATTTAGATAATGATTTATCAAAACTTAATATTGATTATAATTGGATTAAAAATGGAATTCATAATTATATTGAAAATTCAGATGATATTACTTGTGATATAATTGAAGAAGAAACACAAAAAAAACCTAATTTTAATTTTCAATTCTTTAAAAATTAATATGATAAAAATCTTGGATCTTCATATCTTAAACAATATCTTTGATTATCTTTACAACTAAGTGCATTACCATATAACCATTTAGCATATTCATCTTGTGAATTTGGAATTGTAGTTGCTGGCATTGTATAAAATTGTCTTTGTGAATGGAATGTTTCATACACATCTCCAATATCACGAACTAATCTGTCATAATAAAAATTATTTACTTTTTTTGATACATCAGTATCAAAAATATTATCATTAACATTATCAGGGTCTTCTTTTGTTACTATATTCGCATTCATAAATGGATTATCAATTGTTGGTTTACGAATATATTTTTCATTCTCTATATCTTCTATTTTTGATGAACCTCCTTCATTCAAATCATTCACAAATTTACTTATTTCATCCTTAAATAAAGATTTGTATATTATATATGTAAATATACTAACAAATATAAATATTAAAAATACATTAATATTTCCATTGTAAATAAATACTAATATACAAAAATATAATGAAAATAACCATATTGCATTTAATTTATCTTCAATCGAATAGTGAGCAAATGGTATAAATCTTATTAAATTCTCTAATTTAAATACATTTATTATATCTTCATACCAAATTTTATTATATTTTTCTATAAGCATTGCTATTATATATATACGGAAAAAATAAAATTGATATAATATTATATTAAGAATTTTAATTAATGATTTATAACAATGGACACTCAAACAGAATATTATATAATAGAAACAATTCAAATGAATGAACCAATTCATTACAATTTATCTAAAAATAAATTTGATTTTTGGTTAAAAAATATTCAAAAAAATACTAGTAATCAATTAATAAGTAATAAAATTTATACAAAAAAAATACAACATCGTTATTGTATCATTCAAGAAAACATCTTATCAGATACTTTTGAATATCAACATATTAATTCTAATCAAAATGATAATTCAATGTTTCAAAATATTGTCAATTATATTCAAAAATTTAATGAATATTATGAAGATATTTATATTCCAAATATAATTTATCAATATGAATTCTTGTCTAATCCTAAAATATTTATTCACAATAAAAACTTATTCTATTCACACATCAAACAAACAAAAATAATTGAAAAAGAATTATCTAATTCAATTAATACACCTACTGATTTATTTGAAATAAATGAAATTTTATATCAAATAAATAACAATTTATTTATTTCATTTTCAATTGCCAAAGATATATTAAATAAAAATGATGATATGTTTTGGATAAAATTTATTGAAAAACATGGCATTAATTGTAATGAAACAATTCCAAATAATTTTTACAAATTTATTTCAACTATATTATTTAATTAATTATTGGTATAAATTTATTTAATTTTTTATTAAACATATAATCAAACAAAAATTTATTATATGTTTTCGTTTCATTTAATAGATTATTTGCTATTTTATTAAATTTCTTTGACACTTCAATATTTGATATATATACCAAATAATATTGTTCTTGATTTTGAATATTTATTTCATTCATTTGTATAATTTCATTGTCTTTCATTGTTATATAATAAATATCTATCCCTTTTTTAATTGTATATAAATTATATACTTTATTTTCATCAAATAAATTTATTAATGAATTAGAATTATGATTAATATCACTATTTAAATCAAAATTATGTTTATAAATTGTAAAATGAATACTTTTTTGATTTATTTCAACAAATTTATGCCATTCATTTATATTAAAATGTATCAAATGTTTACATTCAATTGATTTAATTACATTTCCATTACGATTTAATATTTCAATACTTTCAATTGATATTTTTATTTCATTATTTAATAATGAAGTTTTTAATAAATATTCTATATTTTCTTTTGTAAAATATTTATATTCAATAAATTTAAAAACAAAAATATCTAATTGTGAATATATAAAATGATTTTCAAATATTTTTTGTAAATCGTTTATTCTTTCTTTGATATCAATATTATTTTCTTTATTAAAAAAATAATTGTCTTGAATGATAAATATTATATTTTTATATTCATCTAATACAAATTGACCTAATATCATAAATTCATCTTCTTTATTCACATTAATAAAATTAAAATGTATATCTAATTCTTTATTTTCATCATCATAAACATATAATTTTTGTTTCCAATAACCTTTTGTGTATTTATTTATAAATATTACTTGTTTATTTAAAAATGTGTATAATGACTTTTTATTTTCAATTAATAAAAATCTAAAATTATTAATTATATGATTTAAACGAAAATAAGTTTCGTTTAAATCTACTTTATCTTGATAAAACTTTTGAAAATATTCAATATAATTCATTTTAGTAATATCTTAAAAATGTTTTAATTCAATTTAGTATTTTTTTAATATTATTCCCATACGATTTTCAATTGTATATTTTATTTCATCATTACAATTATTACCACTTCTTTTTAATTTATCAGCATTCATAAATCTTTCTTGTGCTTTAAATATTCTATCATTATCTAGATAAATAGATGTATCATTTTTACAATGAACTTCTACATTATTCTTATATAAATTAATATTATCACTTTCTTTTTTATTATATAATTTACCATAAAATTCTTCTATCTGACATTTCATACTATACATTGGAGGAACTATTTTTTGATAATACATATTGATATCACTATCAGATATATTACGAAATTTTGTAATATTATATGGACCACCAAATTTATCTAACATTTCTCTTGGAGGAGCAAACGTTATTAATTTATCCACTCCAAAGGTATCTTTATAAAAAGAATTTATTAATAAAAATCTTTCATACATTTGTAAATCTTTTAATGAAAAATTATAACTTGCCATACAACCAAAACTACAAAAATGCCCATACACAACATATTTATGTTTAATTTCATTTGAATTTTTACATTTATAAACAATTCTTTTATATGGTAAACCTATCGGTTTTGTTTTAAAAGAACAAGTGTCCCAATAACAAGAATATGTATGATCACTTTCATCTTCATTAATTCCATCAATTTCGTATAAAATTCTTTGATTCAATGTGTTATTAAAAAAATTTAAATTTTTTTTATTAGAATTTATATCATTTACCTTATTAAATCCAAAATTATTTGATGAAATAAATTCATTATTCATAACACAATTTTGTTGTTTATTATACAAAATATCATTTAAATATTGTGAATGTATATTATTATCATTTGAATAATTATACTCTTGATATATTATATTATTTGAATTTTGATTTTCTAATTCAATTAATTCTTCCACATATGGAATATGTAATATCATCACATTATTTATATTTTCTTCTGTCTCAATATTAATTTTAACAATTGTTTCAGTTTTGTCTTTTGGTTTACGACCTCTTTTTTTTAAAATTTTTTCACCAACTATGGTTTCATTTTTTATATCACTCATTTATTTAACTTAAATATTCTAATTTAATATCTTTAATTTTATTCAATATTGTGTAATTTATTTTTTTAACATTTCTAATAAAAATAATATATCTCTAATTATATATGTTTCGTTCATCTTTACATTTAGATAATTCGAGTGGTAAATCACCTTCTAGGTCTAATATGAATAGCACTCAATCACTTTGTGACAAAACAAATTATCCAGTTAATTCTAAATATTATGTTGATAAATACACTATTGGATATCGTTCAGATATGTCTTGTCCAATCGCTGGTAATCCAACTTATTTATCCTATACAAAAATACAACCTAAATTAAATAATTTATCCATTCCTTTTTCAACTCTTAAAAAAGAAATCAGTGGTGGTTCTTTACCAAGTGAATTTTTAAATAATTGGTATAAAACAACTTATCCTAAAAATCCTTTACATTAATTGCTATAAAATACTCTCTTAAATTCAGGTAATACAATTTTATTCAAATATGTCTCATAATTCATATTATCTTTAAATACATTTGATTTTTTTTTACTCATATTTACATTTAAATGACTTAGATAATATTTCATTGTTATATTTTCAATTTCATTTAATATATCTTTTTCATAAACAACATTGATATTATTTTTATAGGCTTGAATGATATAAATAATATTCTCTACATTTTCTAAATCATCTTTAACAATTAATATACTCTTATATTGACACAAATATTTAATCGCATTCGTTTTATCACTTCCAAAGGTGTTTTCTAAATTTTTAATTGTCGTTATTTCATTTTTATTTTCAATGAATTCAAAATCAATTTCTTGATGATAATAATCTAATAATTTATTAACATAAATACATCGATTTATTTGAAATAAATCTTTACATTTTTTATTACTATCTTGATAATATATTACAACATCTATATTATCTAAATCATTATTAACAATTTCATCATCTGAATATATAATAATTTGACTATTAGTTTTAACAAAATCTTTACTAATTAATTTATTATTTTTACCAATACATATAATATTTGTTGTAGATGAAATTTGTGAAATTTGATTAATAAAAACACATTTACCTAATGTTTTTTCTATACAATCAATTAAATAATTTTTATTAAATGTTTCATCAATATATATTTCAAAGGAATGTTTATCAACTAAAATATTTTGTAAAATATCCCATTTATTTTTTTTAGAATATTTCTTTTTAACAAAAGTGCCATTCCAAATATTTTTATCATTTATCAACATTGGTTTGCGTTTTTCTATATTACAATTTATTAACATTTCTCCATTTGTATTAAAAGCTTCTATTTTACAATCTTTATCACATCTTTGTTTAATTTGATAAAACATTTCTTTATTAAATGTATCAACAATATCTCCTTCTATCATTTCATTTTCATAAAAATCATATTCATCAAATTTTAATGATAATTTTTTACCAATTTCTTTATATTTTAAATTATATCTTTGTTTATGAATATAAATTCCATCTTTTTTATGTAATAAATCTGGTTTATTATTATTAAAGAAATGTATTTTTTGTAATTGATTATCTAATGATCCCTTTAAATATCCTAATGTATTAAAACATATAATATCATCTACATTTTTAACTATTTCCATTATCATCGGTATAGTTAATGATGGAATGTGACAAATATCATTACCAACACTATCAAATAATGGTATAAATTCATATTCATTTTGATATTCAAAGTTTAATTCATCTGTTAAATGATTTTTAGAAATAAATTGTTCTAAAAATTCAATTTGAATATTATTTTCAAGTAATTTAAACAATTCTAATAAATTTGTATGTATACTATGAGTTTCAATATAATTTAATAAATATATTACAGCAGAACGACGAATTAAATAAATTTGACATTCATTGTCAAAAACAAATATATTTTTTTCAGTATTACATTTTTCTTTTATAAATTTGTCTAAATCGATATTTTGTAAATCAACATTGTCTTTATTAATTATTAAATAAGTATCATAAAAATAATCTCTTTTTAATTGATTCCAAATTTCATAATGTTTATAGTAATCATTAATAACTTTTTTAGAATAATTGAAATTATTATGTCTAAATAAATATTTTAATTCATTTGTTAATTCATAATCATTATGAATTAACTCATTATCGATAACAATTTTTTTATAATTATTAACCAATTGCGTTTGAGTATTTGGTGGTTTTGTCATTTTCTTAGATAATTTGTATTTTCTATCATTTTCTAAATCTTCAATAGTTTTCATTAAATTTTCACGAACATTTATTAATGAAGATTTTTGTCCTTTTCCTTGATCAATATTATTTAATTCATATGCATTAAATGTATTATCACTTTTATCATTTGTTAATTTTCCAATGTGACGAGAAGTGATATCATTAAAAAATACACTAATATAATTTTCTTTAACATATCTATCAGCATATTCTTTTTCAAAAAATCCTTTATCATAAAAATTACCTATTTTTTCATAAATACTCGTATCAATAAAAGATGGTCTAAATGAAAAATGAGGCCAATACATACAATTTAATCCATACAGCACCATTTTTTGATTATATAATTCTTTATCCTCTTCTTCCGTTAAATATTCATGTAATAAATAATTATCAAGATTTGATGACAATTTATCTTTTAATTTACATATATAACCACCTTTATAAATACTTTCTTCAATTTCTGTATAATTTTTATTAAATAATACTTGTTTAATTTTTTTATTTTCATATTGTTGAATTTTATAAGTATTATTAGGTTCAATAAAATCAAAAGTATCTACATTCATAATTTTTAAACTATCTTGAATATAATTTAATTTTTTATAAAATAACCAATCATCTTCTAAATGAATTTGATATTTATATTTATTTTCAATTATATAATTTCTTATTAAATTCATACTTAATGCGTGACCTTTTTGTTCTGTTGTTTTAAATACAAATTCTATAAATGGATAATTTGTTTTCATTTTTTCTCTATCTTCTTCACTACTATTATCATCAACAATATACCATTTATTAATTAAATCTTTATCTAAACAACAATTTATAAATGAATTGATTGTTTTTTCAAATAAAATATATCTTTTACAAGTTGTCATTGTTAATATAATATTTTTCTCATTTGAAACATTAATTTTTTTATTTTCAATTAGATATTTTATATCTATATTTTTACTAAATGAATTTGAATATAATATTAATTTCATTTTTATTAAGTTTTCTTTTATATTATTAGGCAAATCAGGTTTTCTATTTAAATCATCATAATATTTATTAAAAATATCTACTTTATCTAATTTTAATGATATATCACATATTTCAACTGGAACAGCAAAATCATAAACAAATTTATTAACAAAGAGAATATAATGTTGTGGAAATTTAATTTTAGAAGAAAGTAATAAATATTTTAACGCAATATCATTTAAATCTTTTCTTTTACAAATCAAAGCAAATTCATAGAGTGCTTCACATCTGTCATACATCATTCTAAATGCTTTTAAATTATTTTTTTCTATCTCTTCAATAGGTTTATTTATTTTTTCCATACAAAATCCAATTTGACATATTGAATAATATACTTCTTCAGGCCATCCACCTTTATCAACTCTTTTTTGATACCATTCAATTGCTTTTTCATAATCTCCATAATCTTTCCAACTTTGACCTGTATAGAAATAATATCTTTCAATTAAATCAGGATCAACTTTTCGATTAATTGCATCCATTAATAAAAGAGCATCTTTTTTATATTTTTCAGGATCTTTATTACGATCACCAAGACGACGTGAATCTATATGCCAATCACCTCTACATTTTTCTTGAATAGGATTTTTTTTATTAACACAATTTGCAAATTCGTGAAGAACTCCACGATATTCCCATTTTAATTTATTATTAAAAATCAATGCTCGTTCATAAGTAAAATTCTGTCCAAATGTAAATAAATAACTATCTGCTACTAATTTTTTTGGAAAAATTACTTTCCCAACAATTAAATCATCCGCATCCATTACCCATAAATATTCTGATTTGCGATATGCCATTTGCATTGCTAATGTTCTATTATGTCCAAAATTAACCCATTTATGATCGTAAATTTCACCCTTAATCTTATGACTATCAAAAAAATTTTTTATAATTTCTTTAGTATTATCATTTGAACCTGTATCACAAATTACATAATAATCAATATATGGTAACATGCAATTTAATGTTTCTTTAATACAATGCGATTCATTTTTCACAATCATTGTTAAACACATTTTATACTTCATTTTTATTCAATAATATTTTGTTTATATTATCTTATTATATAAACTAAATTTTTTAATTTAAAATATTTTAGATAATTATTATTATATTAATATGAAATTTGCCAATGAATATATAGATATTAATGATGACACAAAATTGGTATCTTGTTTAGAAGAAAAAGATATGTCAATAGATATTCCTAATGTTAATGTATATGATTTTAATTCAAAAAAAGTTCAATTCACATTAATGACAAGACATTTAAATGTATTAACTCAATTTAATACTTATTTTACTACAATTTATGAGAATGTAATACAACATTTTATATCTTGCCAATCACTTTGGTTCAATAAAAAAAAAATAGATAAAGTTAAATTGTATGAATCTTATAAATCACCTGTATTAACAAATGTGACTAGTAAAGAAATACAATTTATAGTATTTTATGATAATAAATTAGAAAAATTAAAATCAAATTTATTAAGTTCAAAACAAAATAAAAAAGAATTATATCAAACAAGTATATCATTTAGTGGATATCAATTTGGTAATAATGGAATTTTACCTATATTTACTTTAAATGAGTTAAATCCAATGAGAGATATTGTTAATCAACAAAATAAGAGTAGATTTAATAATTTTGTAAATGAAGAATATAATTTTATTAATGCTCCTACAGAAGTTTATGAAAATAGTCAAAGTGTAGTTAATGAAAATTTACAAAAAGAAGTTAGTGTTAAACAAATTGAAAAAAGTGTTAGTAAAAAAGAATTAAGTGAAAGACATAGTGCTAGTTTGAAAAGTAAACATTCATTAAAAAATGAAGAGGTATTAGATAAAGAACATAGTCAAAAAGTAGATGAATTAACAAATAAAATTATTAATAAATTATCAACAGAATTAAAGAAAGAAGTTAGTAAATTAATAACAGAAGAAATGAGTGCTAGTCGTGGAGGTAGTTTATCAAAACATTCTTTGGCATCAGAAAGTGCTAGAAAATTAGAACAAAGTGAGAGTAGTGATGAAGTAAGTTCAGATTTATTTTCAAGTGAAAGTGATAGTATAGATAATGAAGAAGGTAGTAGATTATTTACACAAGATTTTAGTGATGATTTAGATGACTTAGAAAGTGAAAGTCAGCAATTACAAACAATTAAAGATTTATTAAATGAATAAATTTTTAATTAATTAATTAGTATTGTTGATATTGAGGATTTTGAACTGGATAATCACAAATGTAATATTTAATTCTGTCCCAAATATCTCTCCATAATTCTAATAAGGCAAATAATAATAAAATGGCAATACTGACTTTGACTTTTTCTGATTGTTCATAATCGGAGGCAAAACCATTATCTAAAATAAAATAAACTAATGAGAAAGTGATGAATAATCCAAGAACCCAAAATGTTAATTGACCTAATCCGTTCATTATATATTATATATATAATATAATATATTTTTTTTTTTATAATTCTTGCCGAATTAATAAATATATTTATATAAGTTATAAAATTACTTTATTCTAAAATAAATAATAAAAACTGCGATTAATAATATTAGAAAAATTGCAAAACCTGTCATTATTACATATGGATATAATTTTTTTCCTATATATTCAATAATAGGATCTAATATCTTTGTTTTTATCCTATCTTGATTTTCTATTTTTTCAAATTGTATGATGCCATAATCTAATAATTGATTAATAAGATTTTGAACATATTTATGTTTATTATTTTCTTTTATATTTTCCATTTATTATATATATAATTATATAAATTATAATGGTAATAAATATCTATATATATATACTTTTAATTGTATTAATTCTAGTTTGTTATTATATTTATTTAAAAACAATTGATGGTGTTGAAAATTTTCAAGAACTCAAAGTTCCTAATTATAAATTAAAACCAAATGGATTTCCTTCAAATAATGCTTTTCAATTACATTCTCGTTCAAATAATAATGTAATACATTTATCAACAAATAATAATAATTTTTTTTTAAAACCTATTGATACTTCTTTTAGTAAATATAATTATTTATTTGCTTTTTATGACAAATATTTATATTCAATAACAGATGGTGTTTTCATTGATGTTTTGCAACCAATGGATGCTTCAATTCCTGATAAATTTGTGTTAACAAATAATATTCCAACAAATTCAAATGTAATTTGGAGATTTGTTGATGGTAATTTAACATTTACATTTAAAAATCAAAGTGTAGATGAATTAAGTCAAAAATATTTACCAAAAACTTGGACACAACCAAAAGTATATTATATTCACTTTGATGTTTCTAATCAAAATATGTATGTAGATAATAATAAAATTAATAATGAATTGTTTTTGAATGTTTTAAAAAAAAATGTTAATGATGATAATTTATTATTAGAAAAAATCGTTTTTAATAAAATAAATCAAAAATTTAGTTGGAATATTAGTAAAATACCTGTTGAAAAAAGAAGACAACTAGCAATTGAATATGATATTGTGTTTCCAAATAAATTTAAAAATCAAATAGCAATTAATAAAACGAGTGGTGAAAATGCAATGTTTGAATTTTTTTCAAGTGTTAATTGTATATTTTATATACAAATTTATTATTTAAAAGATAAACCTTTGACAATACAAAAAACAAGTAGCAGTAGTCAAACAACACAATTACAACAACAACAACAACAACAAATAACAAGTGACACTAAATCGTCACAATCATTTAATATAGAATATCACAAACAATATCCACAATTGGTTCGTCAAATTTCTAAAAATGTCGCTAGTAAATTTGGAATATATGATCCAAAAACAAAATTATATTATCGTTGTAATGATGTAATTCAAAAAATTAAAAAACCTAGTTTTTCAATACAATACGCACAAGTTCCTGTTCCTAAATATATTCAACCTTCTGTATCAATAAATAGACAACAAAGATTACCAAATTTTAATGAAACAAGTGATATTAAAAAAGAATTAAAACAAATTCGTAGTAAAATAGAAAAACCTAGAGAAAAAAATAATTATGAAAAATTAAGTAAAACATTTGATAAAAAAATAATGTCAATTGAACAAAAAATATTACAAAAAATGAATAAATTAAAAGAAATAAAACAACAACCAATTATTATTAAATTGGATGATAAAAGAGAACAGAAACAAAAAGAAATAGATAAAAAAATAGAATCAAAAAATGTAAGTAAAAAAACAATTGAAACAAAAAAACCAA